GCGAGGGCGGCGAACTTCTGGGAACTCAGACTCGCGCCGTGCTTTGGTGAGGTCGGCCAGCAAGATAGGACGGAGCTTCCATTCTCGGAGTACTGCGGCAGGGTGGTACGTGGGGAAGACCTTGAACGTTCGCTCGGCGATGGTAGCGCGAAGAGGAGCGCCACGAATGCTACGAATGCCAGACTGCTTAAGCAAAGCCCACGCAGGCGTTGCACCGAGAGCGATGATGAGAGTTGGACTCTCGCGAAGGATCTCTTGTTGGAGACGCGCCAATTCACTGGTGTACTTTGCATGAATGTAGCCTCCTTTGTTGATCGCTGGATAGCCGGGGATGCCCTCAGCCTTTGATCCGCAAAGGGTTTTGATGTCGTTGCGCTCGGGCTGGAAGTTGAAGACGTTCGTCACAAAGCACTCATTTCGTGAGATACCAACCTGAGCAAGAAGTCCGTTTAGTAACTTACCAGAGGCGCCGACGAAGGGCTTACCCTGTTCCATTTCTTCTTTGCCCCAAGCCTCGCCAACCAACATAATGTCACAGTGTGGACCTGGGAGTCGCTTAATATAATCCATAAGTTGCTGCTTAGTTGGTATGGTATTCATCAGTCAATTACCTTCGGCGTGATGATGCGCACGCCCTGCGAGTCAACCTCAGGGAAGTACGGCACACTCATCAGCCGCTCGGGTGCTTCGCCGGTGAACTCCTGGAATGACTTAAGTGCGTGGGCTTGCTTTTGCGCGGCCACGACCTTGTCGCCGCGTATCGCCAGCCAGATCGTTGCGTAGTGCAGGTTCTTTTCCACCGTAAAGTTTCCTCCAGTTTGGCACAGGCTTGACAGCGGGCGTTGACTCAATTAGCTCAGTGAGTCCTTTATCGACCTCTGCGTAGTGATCGACAAGCTGAACGCCACGGCCGAGGCTGGCATAGCCGATGATGTCATCCCAGTGATCTGCGAAGTCGGAGTTCCCGCTAAGGATGCGAGAAACCTTCAGCGCAATCATGTCGAGAGCCTCCTTCTGCGGATAGGTCAGCTTGCTCCAACCGTCGGACTCATGGAATATTTCCTTGAGCATCTGTGAGATGAGGGCGTTGGACTCGAAGTCACCGTGCGTCGAGTTGCGTTCTGCAAGCAGGTCAGACGTCGTCATCGAAATGCTCCCGCGCTAGATTGTAAAAGTCTTCGACGCTTTCAATCCCGAGCGCGGCGGCAGCGCCAAGCTGTAACGCCGTCTTTATAGCGTTGGCGCTGCCGCACGTCGGGTCGAGCACGATGGAGTGCTCGTCCACGAACATCCGAAAGAAGTGCCGGAGCATCCCGGTCGGCTTCTCACTCATGTGGATTGTCTTGGTGACTGGATGGGGGTAGAGGTTGCTGACGGGCTCGACGATGAAGCGGTCGCCTCGGCTTCCATGGAACGCAGTTTCATAGATACGTCTTGGACCTCGCTTGGCGTCGGGCAGAATACCAGTGTTGTCAGACTTATGCCAAATGAGAGGAAAAGCATTGACACGCCAGCCCATGTCGCTGAGTACTCGGAGGGTATAGTCATAATGATCCATAGAGAACCAGAACATAAGATGAGCAGACTCAGAGACAACATTCGCCATAGCAGCACGTAGCGCGTCAAGCAGCGCTGCGTACGTTTCGAAAGTGTCTGCGTATCCGCCGTGGTCGTCGGCGGAACCCTGGTCGTGGTCATCAGCATTTATCCCGTACGGGAAATCGCAGTGAATGAAATTGAATTTCGCACCGTCGTAGGCTGGTGCCCACTCAAGGAAGTTTCCGAGGAAGATCGGTGGCTCGCCCTTGTCAGGCTCGTCCATGATCGCGGCGATGGCGCTGTCACGCTTGCGGGCGTTGTTGCGGGTGACGATGTTGATTGCAGTAGAGAATTTCGGAGCCTCGGTTACACGAGTATTTCCAGTAGAAAGTTCTTTAGCAACACTCAATTTGTGACTCACAAGTTGTTGTGTAATATTTAAAGCCTCTGCTGTTTTACCTTGATCCCAGTTAGAATTAAGTTGAGATTGTAAGCTATGATAGGTACTCACAGCTTTACACTCATCCTGCCACGACAGGTTCTTTCGCTTGACGTTCTCCTCCAGCTCAATCAAATGCAGGTTGATGGGGTCGAGGTCCTCAACGTACTGGACGGAGACGTGCGTCCAGCCGAGCTGCTTGACGGCGATCAACCGCCGCTCGCCGGTGACGAGTGCGCCCTCGCGGGTGATGGTGATCGGGTTGATGAGGCCTCGGTCGCGGATCGACGGGAGCAGATCGCTGACGTCGAGGTCGTCCTGCCGTTGGCGCTGCTCGCGGTTAACTGTTATTCCGTCGATAGAGTATGAGGCGAAGTTGCCACTGGTCATGAAGGGCTCCAAAGAAAAGAGGGGAGCGTTTCCGCTCCCCCAAGTTAACTCACAGTGGCGCGGTGGCTTTGACGCTGTTGTACCAGACCTGCTTGTCCTCTTTGTCAGGCCGGAGCCCAACGGTGACGAGGCACTGGCGGCCCTGTGCTTGACCGAGAAGTTCCTTCATCGACACGTCGCCTGCGTCCTCGATCTTAAGGTGATCGACGAGGAAACGCTTCAAGTTGAAGGCGGCGCGGGCGTTGCCTGTCTCGTCGTCCTTCGGGAACATGAAGGAATGACGGACCTGAGAAGATTTCAGGGAGCCGAACGCGCGAAGATCGTCCGCGTCGACGTCGGGCTGCGGTTCGAGAAGCTGCAGTTGGAACTCGATGGAGTTCCCCGACCAGTTCGCGGAGTTGATGTCCGCCTGATTGTACGGGCGGGCGACCGCTGCGCGGTACGTGCCGACTGGGATCAGCGGCGGGCGCTCGATCTCGGAGACTTTCTGATTAAGAACGGTATCAAAGTTCATATTCGTTATCCTTTGAGTTGCTTGAACAAAGTTGCAAGACCCGACTCCAGGGGTAAAGATTGATCGACTCTGAACGGAGCGGGATTTTTCAGGTCGATCATCGAGGTAGGGACAGTCTCGATCGTACGCTTGACTGCCTTACCCGATCCGGTTGAACGTGCGAGTACCATGGTGTTGAAGTACGTAGGGATGATCGGCCCCATGGCCTTGCCGATCGAATTGGCGTAGCCTCGGATGGTGCCGTCGTGGGCCTCCTGAAATTGGACGTGCGCGATGACGATGACGTTGGTTTTGAAAGCTTCACTGGTGACGAGGGATATGTAGTTGTCGAGTGCTTGCTGGGCGGTGAAGTACCACTGGCGCGGCTCACGCGCCGAGGGGTTCATGCCCTTCGCCCACTCGAATGCGGCCTTACCCAGGCCTGTTAGACTGTCAAGGACAAAGACGGTCTCCGGTCCCCAATCTGCAGGCACAGTCCCATCGCTCCACTTACTCATGAGGGACATGGACTGCGACAGTGCCTTTGGCGCGCCATCGACTATCGGTCCCATCGGGCCGCCCTTGAACTTATCCCGCCGCGTCTCGTAGTCGACGTTGCCCAGCTTGTCAGGACACTCATGTTCGATGAACGCCTTGAGGATGTCGAGGCCATTATCTAAGTCCAATATCCTCAGCTTGTAGCCGGCGCTGACGAGGGATGTAAGGCTGCCGGTCTTGCCGGTGCCGCTGTCGCCGAGGTATAACACCTTGGTGATTGTGGCAGCGTGGTGGTCCTTCAGAGAAGCCATGTCTATCGCCGCTCCAACGGGTTCCAGGGTTTACGCTTTACGAAGTCCGCGCGAAGGAATTGCTCGCGGAGTTCGGGGCTCTTCGAGCAGACGCTGCGATAGCGACAGCCTCCGTAGTTTCCACAACTGGCGGGGTTCATGGGGAAGAACCCGTCCTGCGTGTAGCGCTGTGTCGTCGCGACCTGCGCTAACATTCCTTCGTACCACTCTTCAAGTTGCGCTTCGGTTCGGAACGTGAAGCCACGCTCGAAACGAGTAAATCCCACTGCGATTTGAGCACCGTCGATGACAACGCCTCGCACGGGATTTCCAAGTATGCTCCGTCCACAAAATGTATACAAAGACATCTGCGAGTCGGGAGAAAACTGATCGAAGAAACGCGGGGAAATTGTGCTGCCCGTAGTTTTTTGGTCCATGATGTAGGGATCATCCCCGTAGAGAACAACTCTGTCAAGATGCCCGCAGAGGAGGAGTTCATTGTCGACTGAGAGAGTGAAAGAAAGTTCGACCGCGGCCTTCCCATTCGCTAACTCCATCGTG